TAGCGTCTGATCGATCCCAGATTTGATTGATTGCTTCCATGCTCATACCGTTCATTGTACGAACATCAACAACAGCAGCATCAAAAGCCATCTGTGTGTTCATCATTGTGATATCCTGACGCCATTTGGCATTAGCCATATCTACATTGAACTGCATTGTCTTGTAGAACTGTTCACGATTAGCTTCAATCTGAGCGTTGAACTGGTTAGCACTATTGATAGCATCCATGTTAGCCATAGTCATTTGATTAGTCTGTGCATTGTTGAACATACTGATCTGACTATTTAGCTGATCATAGAACATATTCATTTCATTCTGAGACTGAGCATTAAACTGACGAGCTACGTTTTCAGCACGAGAGTCTTCCAAGATGGACTGTACTCTAGATTGAGTATTGAATAGTTCTGCTTGCTGTCTGTTATTCAGATTGGTTAAATCCATTTGTAAGAAGCTTTTAGCATTCTCGACAGCAGCTAACATTCTGTTATCCAAATTCATTTGATCGAACTTAGCTAGGACGTTAGCGCGATTAAGTGTAGCCATTTGTCTGTTGTCTAAGTTCTTTAAAGTAATTGTTTGGAAGAAACTAGCATCTGCTTGAGCAACAGGGAGACTTGCTTCCATAAGAGCATTGGCCATTGCAGAAGTAGCGGCAGTCCCTGTCATACCGCCAAAAGCAGCAATCTTGGCAACACTACGAGCGACACCTTGTGCCCAGATAGGGATTTTGGGAGAACCGTCAGGAGCAACGAATTCTGCTTGAAGAATGTCTAACTGACCTTTAAGAGTTGCCTTAGAATCTGTATAACCACCTTCTCCTAGTGCTTGAGCGAGAGCTTTACCAGCGGGAGTACTTGTGTCAATGATATTAGAAATATTCTGACTGGCATATTCCTGAAGAGCTTGACCAGTGTAGTTTGTACTTCCGTCAGCGTTAACACCAGTAGCTAAACCTTTCATATCTGCTTGTTCAGCTTTTATGATAGCTTTATCAGAAACAGTACCTTGTTGAGCTTCTGCCTTGACGTCTTTAATCTTATCATAAGAGCTAGTAGCTTCGTATGTTTCAGTTGGTTTCTGAGTAACACTACCAGTTGTTTGAGCAGTACCTGTCTGAGCAGTTACACTTGGACCACCACCGGGAGTATAAGCATAGTTATCTCTATTAAGAGTAGTTCCTGTGGGAGTTCTACGGATTGTAGGGACACGATCAGACAGATAACCGGACTCGTTTTCTCTTGTGTTAGGATCATCTCTACGGATACCCAGAGTAGGATCAAGAGCTAATGCTCCTGCGTAATCCATAGCACCGATTTGACCCGGTTGGGTAGGACGACCCGGAACAAGTACAGGATCAACAGGATAACTACCGTCACGATTAGGTCTTAAAGTACTTGTAGTACCTGGAGTTGTTGTCTCTCGACCCGGAATTACTTCAGGTGTTGTAGTGGTAGTAGTTTGTGTTGGTCGATTACCAAACTGACTACCAACGTATATATTGTGAGGAGGACGATCACTATTACCATCATCTCTTGCCATTATTTTATTACTCCTGCAACAGGAAAGAATTTCTCATACAGAGCCCAAACAACCAACAAACCTCCTGCTACAGTAAATATCCAATAGGTTTTTAGTTTGTTGATCAAGAAATTATATGCTTCTCGTTCTTTAATGAGTTGTTTCAAGGTTTCTGCTTCAGATTTAAGAAGCCTTACTGTAACGATGTCTTCGTCAATCATTTTGGTCCCCTCGTAAATCTTTTTGCAATTGAATCAACAAAATATCCCGAAAGGATCAACATAAAGACATAATTAAGGTTATCAGACAGTGGATCAGTAATCCCCCACTCTAAAACTTTATCCCAAATTACCAACTTCCAGGTATATATAATGAAAGGGAGAGCGAACAAAGGACGCACAAATCTTTCGACAGGGTTGGATTGTGCAGCAAGTATGCTAGTTTTCCTAGCTTCAAGTACAGCAATGCGCTCATCTGCCAGTAATCGTTCTTTATCATTCTGAGCCTCCAATTTAGCTTTATAAGCTTCTTTTAGATCACCTGATATTTTTGATAAAGGACCAGAGAGAAAAGAGAGTAGTATCTTCCACATCTAAAACTCCTTTTCTTCCTCTAGCATCGGAGATGCGTCTTCGACACTACGTGTCTCTGGGATAATATTTGGAACTAACCAAGTTATAAAACCCCCTATGGTCGCCCACAGAATACTGACGGTCTCATCATCCAAAGGGATTTCAATACCATATTTTGTGTTGATGTAAGCTATGATTGCGACAGTGAAAGCAGCAAAAGCTTTGTTATATTGGATTAACCATAGGAGTAATTTCATTTCGTTCACTTGTCTACTTTCTGAAGAGTTTCTTTAACAATTCTACTAGCTTTGCCCAGAAACCCACCTGTGGAGCCCGTACACTCGGGTTAGATACTGGAGGCTGTACAGGTACTACATAATCCTTAGGCGCTTCCACGGGCTTCTCTGGCTCGTTTAAGAGATATTTGAGATACACTTTAGCGTGGTCAGAAATCAACGAAGCTTTATCTGTCCCATTGATAATCCTACGAGCACCAACAAAGTCAGATTTAGTACCTGAAATGTAGTCAGAGAGTTTCTTACCGGTAAACCAACCTTCAATCATACCAACAACAAGAATAGGAGCTGCATATCGAGCCTCTAATAGTAACCCTGGGTTATGAATGAAATCAGCTCCAAGTTTCTTACCCGCTTTAATGTAGTTTTCTTTCCATGTTAGTTGTACATACCCACGGCCAAAATAAGGATAGTATTTCTTGGATTTAAGATACTTCTCACCACCGAGTTCTTTAATAGGTTTCATGGTGTGAGCGGTTTCGTGATATGCTGTAGCGAGTACATATGCTGTCTGTGGAGCAGAGAGTTTGTACTTACGACATACGCTAAGAATCAACTCTGTGTCACCTAAATTCATTTTTATCGCCATGAGTCTCTCCTTGTTTATTGTTTATACTGCATTAATCGTCCGAAGATTGACTACAAGGCTTGGGTAGTCTTCCCAGTGTGATGTCCCACTTCTGAAGATACTAGAAATGAATTCAATATTAGCACCTGAAGTATGTGTCTTATAACCAGCTTCAATGCGATAAGTATGATCTGCTTCTAAAACACCATGACCTTTCATCATTCCTTGTAGTTGACGAGTTGCAACTATTCCACCACTTAGTGTCGTTGCGTCTCCTAAAATTGTACTCCAGAAAACAGCATTACCATCTGTGACATCATATAACCGAGTCTTAACACCTGCTTGCGAAGTAGTTGATAAAGAAACAGCAGCACCAGCAGTCCAATCAATATAACAATCTTCGTTGACTGTGAACTGATTAGCAGCTACTGTGACAATACCACGAGGATCAAATGCTTCAACTAAAGGCCATGTAACCCATGACGTTGTGCCAGCACCACTGAAAAGACTTGTGTTGTCATCAAAATCCACAATATGGTTGAGAACAGCTTCTGCTTGAGCTTTAGCGGTAGAGAAATTCCCTAGGACTAATTCATTACCATCAAATACAAGAGGATTACCAACAGCAACGCCGGAAGAATTAAAGGATTTGATATAGAGTTTTCCATCGAGGTTGTTGTAATATATTGTAGCTCTATCAACACCAAGAAGACTTCTAAATTTCTGGGTAGCTTCATCGCCGGTATCACCCATCTTGATAATACTAGAAGTTCTTGCTAGAGGGTTATGTCTTTTAAGCACACCACTCGGATTAATCAGATGCCAACCACCTGTTCCAGCATCTAGAGTTGGATCATAAATGACTTGGTAGAATTGGTCTGTGAGGATATCACCTTCTTCAAGTTCAATTAACCCTTGGTCTGGAACTGATTTATATTGTTTCCTAGCACCTAAAGAGTTAGCATTAACTGTTGATGGACCAGTGTTGTTACCGATAGCTTTGTACCAAACTTCTTGCCCATTAGTATAAGACGTAAATGGTTCATTAGCTGTTACAACGATGACATTAGCTGTGCCTGTAGCTGTAGGGATCGTATAAGTTGAAATCCCTGTCCCACCATTAGATTTAGGAAGGACACCAGTCACAGAACTACCGTTAGTCAAAAGAATTTTAGGTCCTTCACCGGCTGTACCGTCATGAGCATGACCTGTAGTCCCATGAAAAGCAGCCTGAATAGCATCTAATTCTGCTTCAATTGCATCTGCAAAGATAGTTTCACCATCAGAAATTTCAGCTTCGGATTGTCTTGTATAACCTGTACCCATTTAACACCTCATTTCCTTCCGTTACCTTTCATTTCATAAACAAAGCTTTGGATTGTGTAACTTGCATTCATATCATTCGTGAAGAATGTTAATCGATTAGACTCTCCACTACCTTGGATATTCTGAATCGCATAAGGTACGGGCTTTGTTGCATAGACGGAGATACCATAAATACCAGTTCCGTAAGTATCACCTGTAATAGGAAATTCTACAACATAAGTACTGGGGTTGAAGACATTAGACGATTCCCAATCAAATTCTGACTTGACTGAAATATTAGTTGCACCCTCTGGACGGACGAAGATTTTCAAAGAATGAGTTGATTTTCTAACCCATACATCTCCGAAGTCATAATACGGAGTACTATAAATAGCTAGAATTCTTTCAGTATCAAATGAATTCCCTTGTTCTTGTCGATAAACTTTACCATCAAATGTGCCATGAAGAACATACTCATCTGTACCGATATAAGAAGACACACATACATTAGCTGAAATTCCTCGAAGTAACCCCCACTCCCAATTCACCCCATTACTGTTAGCTCTCAATCCTCCGATAACACCTTCGTTATTCTTTGTCGCTACGTTTTCATCTGAGAAGAAATAACGAACTTGAGACTTCCTTCTGATGACAACAGCATTGATCGAATTAAGATCAGAACTAGTGATCAACCCAATAACGTCGTTTTGGATATTCTTCGAAAGAACCCCGAGTTCAACATCACCGATACGTTCTGTCCCTGCGATAGTTCTAAAACCGTCTTGAGCTAGAAACATAAGGTCACCGTTGATCTCTACAACACTATCAGGAGCTATACACCCGATGTTAGTTACAACGTCTTTGAGTAAAAAGGTATCTCCTTCAACGACAATTTTCTTGATTTGTCTTTCACCGAACACATAAAGTTCATCACGAAAGGGTTTAATTTGTTTAACTTCAAACCCAGCAATGATTTGTCCGGCTCCTGATGCACTTCTCCAATCGTAATCAGCAAGAGGAGCTGAGTGAGCTACGATATGGGGATTCGTTGAATCTCCAGAGACGAAGACATGGTTCTTGAACACTGTAATATACTTAGGGTTGTCTAAAGCTTGATCACCACCAGGATCATTAAAACCGGTTCCTCCCCCTGTTCCTACTCCTGCGAATTTCCAAGTCGTTCCGTTAAAGAGAATGATATTGTTTTGACCATCAGTAAAAGCAATGTGTTCAGTACCATTGAAATTATACGTTGAGTACCTTATTTTAGACACATTAGTACTTGTCAACACAAGACCAGTGTTATAATCATCCCATGGAGAATTCTGTTTATAAAATTGGTAGATACCACCTGCTGAGAGTTTTCTAGCAGTAATAATATCATTACCATAAACAGCTAGTGTAAGAATAGCTCCTGTAGCATTGACTTCATCTACGATAGGATAGTCAGAAACTAGTGGTTCATACCCTGAGATACGTCTGTAACCACCGAAAAGACTAGGCTCAAAATTGAGTAGTTGTGTTGCACTACCGGGGTATCTTTCTGAAAGTTCTAAGTAGTTGTTATTGGAATTCAAACCACCTTCACAGATGACTTTGTAACTAGTAAGCTCTTCCATCAGTATCCCCACCAGAAACCTGTTGATCCTGATGTCGGACCTGGTCGATTAATCACACCTGTTTGCATATACTCGGGTCCTGCTGTCAACATATTAACCATAGTCATTAATCCACGTTCGAATTTCTGTTGACTAATAGCAACAAGTTCGTTGTCTTCTTTGAATAATCCCATATGAGTCAACGCACCTGAGATAATTACCTGGTCAAATCTAGGGGGAATTTCTGTAGTATCTGTTGAATTAACAAGATCGTCTGGGACTTTATAATAACGGTATTGAACTGTATAAGGTTGGTTAGGACTTGGGGTCACAGCGAAACCATTACCATGGGTAGGACATACAAAGTCGGGGATATTTCTACCTGAAGTCTCTGAATCGTAGTCATCTGGTTTAGATAGTTTATACCACTCTTCTCTTGAAATCACCTTGAGGGGTTTAGTATTCACATTCAAAGATGCAGACTTCATAATAGAAAAACTCTGCCAATCAACAGCAGCGAAGTTGTCTTCCCAAGCGTATTCTTCTACACCAACAGCAAGAATTTGTGTGTGTTCAACAGCATTAAAAGCCCAATCTAACCTACGAGTATTGATCTCTCTAAGAGTGTCCTGTATAGCGTCTTTTGCTGTTGCTTGAATTCCTGTAGCCGAGATAAAATCAGAGTCTTGAATTTGAACTTCATTAAGACGACGAAGTAATCTATTAGTCAAATCAATAAATGTTGTCATGGAGTCACCTCGTAGATAATTGAACCAGAGTCTCCATAAGAGAATTTGTAAGGAGATTTAATCCCTGTTAACCTTCCGGTTACACTAAAAGATATTTCGGATAATCCAGAATAATTAACAAGACCACTACCGTTACCTTCTAGTTGAAATACAGGATTAGTAGAACCAGTGATATGGCCTTTAGCATTCATAGTGCCTGAAGGGTTGAATGTGACACTACTTACACCACTAGCAAACCAAAATGCTCCAAGAGTACCTCCAGAAGTAGTAAATGATAAACTACTTGTTCCTGAGAGTCTCCCTATACCTGTCACAGTAGCTACAGGAGCGAAAGAAAATGATATAGTACCAGAGAGGTCTTCATCCCCTGCTGTTGTAGCAGAGAGTGAGAAGGTTATAGTCGATGTACCAGATAAGAAACTTAAACCAGAAACTGTACTTGATGTAGTAAAAGCAATAGAAGAAGCTCCTACAAGGAATGTTCTCCCTACTACAGTACTTGAATTAGTAAAACTAGGGGAACTTATCCCTTGGAGTAGAGTCAACCCGAGACTTGTACCTGAGTTAGTGAAAGTAATACTAGTAGAACCGACTAAAGGGTCTTTAATTTGTGGGCCAAAGTATCTGGCACCGAAGTATGACTTACCAAAATACCTTTGACCAAACATTAATTAATCCTCTAGGTTGCATCAATGGTCAATGCTGAACGATTACCATTAGCATCAACTGTAGCAGTAACACGATCTTTAGAATCTCCGAAGTTACGGAATACTGCTGTAGATGTCCCGAGACCAGAAGCTTTACTAAACAACACAGAAGCTATTAGTCTAAGGGCTTGTCTCGGAGTCAACCCTGCTTCAACACCAGAAGAACGATCTAGAAGACCATCAGCGTTTTCATTAGCTGTAGGGAGAGCGTCAATCTGTGTATCAAGGTTAGCTGAAGCAAGACCAACAGCACTACGGATATCAGTAGCTGAAATCTGAGCATTACCTGAAGAAATTCCAAGGGTTGTACCTGCTGTTACGTCTGGTCGGTAGAGTTCAATTACACGAGTAACTGGGGCCATACTAGCTTGAGTGATATGGAGAACAAGTTCTTGTGAATGATCTCCTGAATCAATCGTCATGTCTTCGTCTAAGAGCAACGAATAAACCCCAGGCATGTTGGACGAACTTAATTCTGTCACCGTAGGAGTAGTATAAGCTGTTGCAGAACCACCATTCCTAGATCGATAAACTGTGAATGAAGTCAATCCAGTTTCACGAGTTTTAAGATCGGTAGCATCAACCGCGATAAAATAGATATACTGATCGGTCACACCACTAGGCATTCTCATTAATGTTCTCCTTCATTATGTATTCCACTTCGTTTTTAGAGAATTGACTAGATTATCCATGTCAGTATCAGAAGCAGCATCAGAGCTGGCGATGTACTCGAAGCCATAATTCGTGCCGGCGGTCCATTTGTTCATTCGGAACTGGCCCGTGAAGCCTGAGGGATTGACCTGTGCGCCAGCGCCGGCTGTGTAAATCGTACCGTTGAAATTGACCCGGACCGAGCCGTCAGCCTCGACTTTCCACGCAATAACATAAGGTGTATTATCGGTGAAGTCGAACCCGGTATCGGTTGTCGTATATGAGCCGTTGTAGCTCTGAATGATGAACCGACGCGACGATGCGTCAAACGTCATGAACAGGTAACCAAGATCATCCCCCATGACGAATGAGTTACTGAAGCGATTGTTCCCGGAGTTCGCTCCCTGCGTACCAGTTCTTTTTTCAACGGCCCACATTGTATACGACAATCCAGAACTATTAATTATAGTACTCAAGTTTGATCCCGGATATGCGAATTCACCACTAGCATTAGCTAATATACCACGGTATCCATTTTGAACACCGATTTCCATAGTAGCCGTACCAGTGATATTGGGTGTCGATACAGCTTCATTATTCCACTCAAGTGAAGTTAGTGTATCTCCTAAACCATAAGCAGTATCCGCCCGTGCGTAAAGAGTTTTATTCGTAATTGCTGTTATCGCAGCATCATAAGAACTGTCTACATAACCATTAGTGCCAAACTGCACTGTAAACAAATTCAGTACGTTTCTGTTTCCTACGTCATTCATATCAATTGTATGATCCGCTGGAGATGTATTGTATATCTTATACCCGGTGGATAGATGAGTGTTACTAGTTGAAACGATGTTATCGAAGTTTGGTGATTCGGTCGTGAATGTGACTGCGGCGTTAGAGTTTGATGCAGTACCTAGAACAAGACTTGGGAAATTTGAACCTGAAGCAGCAGTAGTTTGTGCCGCTGGATTACTATCAGTGATATCTACCTTGATACCCCCGAAGTTAACATTAGTCCCACCAGCAATCTTAAATACTAGAAGAACTTTCTTGTTGCTGCTGCTACCATTCTGGCCTGTTAAAGAACCAGATTCTGAACCAGTCAACGGATACTTATAAGACGCTGTATATCTTGAGGCAGTTAAAGTCGTACGGGAAATAGGGTTTGGTTCAAAACCAGTAGGAATAACTTCTGTGGGGATACCGAAAATATTAACTGCGTGATCGAGTAAGAAGGCAACACATTCAGAAGTTAATCCCCCAGGCCAAGTAATCGTCTGAGCAGTAGAGTTAGCAGAACCAACGAAAGTCAGCTCAATCCCACCTACAACGATTTGTTCTAATGGTTCAAACTGTAGTTTTTGAAAAGGTTTAAATTGACCTTCAATCATTTTGTTGATCCTTATCTGTATTAATCAAGATTTATATCTAGTTCTCCGATAGCGAAGGATGGGGCGATACCGTTAGAAATCGCTAGTGTAGCGTTAAGAGTACCTTTGAGTAAAAGTACACCTGCACCTGAAGAAGCAGTACCGATACCGAAATGAGTAGCTGTTTCTGAACCACCTGTAGCTGTAGGGAATGTTACTGCTGCGGCATTACTAGCGTTGTTACCTGATACAGTCCAACCGGAACCTGAACGAACAACAGCAACACGAGCATAAGAAGTATATGCGCACTCAGAGGTCTGTTGACCAGAAACAGCAGCTTCACCTGGATCGGCTGTATGGAGTGAAATATATAAGTTGCCAGCGGTAGAAGAACCTCTTAAACCAGTGGCATCACCGATGTTAGCTATATCGGCATTAGCAAAGATATGAGACAACAAACTAGTCTCAAAAGCATTAGTTGCTGACATTAATTAAATCCTTTCAAATTTCATTGATACCAAATACACCAGTTAATCTGACATCTTCAGTAGAAGAAAAATTTCCTCCAATTGCAGTAACACCTAATGTAGCTGACGTAGAACTTCTTGTGTTACAAAAACTAGATAATCCTCTCCCACCCCAAGTTGATTTAGAAAAGCCATCAGTTGAACCTATGCTAACAGAATGACAATCTGGAATTTTAGGATAAGGATATCGGAATCCTATGGAAGAACTTGTAGCTGACGTATTTCCATTAGTACAGGTCACAGTAGTTGAGACGTGTTGTGGCATCAGTCTTTTTGGAACATTCGTTGAACTTGAGTGTGGAAGAATTAGGTAAGTTCCCGAAGGAGCATCGATTGGTCCATCAACGATTAAGTAATCTGATTTTAGCGTTGCCGTAGAGGCGATATCTCTGATTGAAAGAATAGCAACCATTGACTGTGTTGTTTCAAGAACATTGACACGGCCAACACGAACGCTAACTTTTTTAGTTTCTAGTCCATTGACTTCCAACCAGATAAGTTTTGATAATGAAGTAGCATTTGGTACGATGAAAGTAATATTGTCGACATCAAGATGGAAATCTTCTCGTAATCCATCTTCTCCAGTATATTGAGAAAATGCTAAATAAACATAACCATAAGTTTGACCATTACCTTCTGAAATAAGTTTACAACCATGGATTTTGAAAAAACCTCCTACGATTTCTCCTCCCCATATACAAGCACCATCAGAGTAGACTGGATCGTCTAAATTACCTCTTCCATAAATTGTACAATCAATATATGAATTATTACGACCAGCTATGTTTGCGTGGGAAATGATACAATTATGATACGTGATATTATCAGTATTACCATGCATGTCAGCAGAGCCTACACCACTCGATTTCAAATTTTGTAATATACAATTAGAAATTTTAAGGCCTCTTGTTGGAACACACCCAGGACCTGAACCCCCACCTAAAGCAATACAATGTCGTGTAGCATGACCTGTGAATCCATCGATAGAACCTTTTTGACAATTCGAAATCGCAATACCGTATTCATCACCGCTGACTACACTTGAATTGATGACATTATTACCTCGTATATTAAACCCATAACAACGAGTTAAAGCCAGTACAGTATAAATACCACCTGCTCCACGTACGTCTTCAAATACGCAATCTATACCATTTCGTATCTCAATTGCAGGAACATTCGAATTCGCTGAAGGAATTACATGAATGTCTCTGATTATACCTTTGACTCCATTTAGACGATAAACATCCATGTCAACTGCTAAGTAAGAGTCATTAGTATCTCCGAAAATGGTAACATTATTATCAGAAACAGAATATACACGAACCATTTCACCTTCACGATAGTAACTACGATGATTACTCCATGAAAAATCAGTTGGATTATAAAGGATAATAATATCGTTATTAGAAATATCAGGGGTTGATGTAAAAGATAAAACAGAACTTCTTTTTGGGACATCTAGAGACAAATCAGAAATCTGTGTCAATGACCCTGTGATTAAAACACCACCGTTCCCTTGAGAAAAATCCAATGTCCCTGTTCCAGTGATGATGAGGTCATGAGAAATCGTGATAAGACTATCAATTCTCCAAGAAGTATTTGCAGGAATATACCACACTGTCGCAGAACTAGCCGCCATACGTTGAAATACAGCAGCTTGATCAGTCCCGTTGATCACACCACCGAACATAAATGGTGTAATGACATTATCATCAAGTTTCGAAGGAGGAACGTATATTTGCACAAATTACCCTTTTTATGGATTTATGACCTCTACACAAAAAGCTTCAAGTGCAGCATTGTCAGCACCATTAGCTAATTGGACAGTAAACACAAAGGTCTGATCAACAGACATATCAATTGAAGAAGTTACTACTGCTAATGCGTTATTACCACCTCCAGAACTAGACACACGTCCGATTTGTGAGTTTGTAGCATTTCGATTATAAATTGATCTTTTAGCATCACTATAAGACAATGTAGTCGTCACGATAGCTAAGAAATAAGTTGTACCACTAATTCCGCCTAATCGTGCTCTGAATGTTTTGTTGTTACCACTACTATTATTTGACCACTCTGAAGAAATCACCAATATCCCATTAGGTCCCATTGTACCAGCAGGAATTGTTACAGTCCCAACAACAGTTTCGTTCGTATTACCTGTATGACTAGATTGTGTATTTCCTATTCCGAGAGGGCGACTCTTAGCTGCAGGATTTTCGATAATCATTTTAGCTAACCTCTGTAGCAGTAAACGCCTGACCTGTGGTTGCACCAATGATCGACACTGCTTCATTTGTTTGAATATAGGCTGTTGCACCTGGGAAGAGTTTATAACTACCAGCAGTATTCACTACAGCAACAGAACCGTCTTCGTTAATCCAGAGATCGCCTGAAGAAATGTTTTGTACAGAGAGAATTGTTCTTGAAGAATTAGCGGCAGCAAGTTGTTGAGCTGTCCCACCTGTAGTAATCGTACCAGAACGAGATGTACCAGCTTTAAGAGCAGCAGATGTTACAGTAATAGAACCACCACCAGCCCCACCTGTTGAGATAAGGAGACGACCTTGAGAATCTACTACACCTGTGGTCCGTTGACCCTCAAGTAACGTATCAGGAGTTGCTTTATATTGTGGATTAAATGACACAGAATGATATCTCCCTTCTATGTGAAAAAACTCTCCCCCGAGTTTCCCCAGGGGAGTAATATTGATTAAGATTTAGGACTTAAGTGGTGCTAGACCTGGGGCCTGATCGTCTGTTACATCAGCAATAATCGCTGTGACTCGAAGTACACCACCAGTGATAGTGCCTGTCTGAGTAGCGATTAAGACATCAAGTGTGTCTGCTGTTGCACCGATAACAATCGGCTGATAAGCTGCTGGCTGAGCACCATAGGAACCTAGTGTAGCAGCATCAAGGTCCATACCGTCAACAAAAGCATCAGGATCAATACCTGTCACACCTACGTCAATAGTAGCATCGGTAGAGGTACCTGTCATTACTGAGGTTACCTGTACTGTCGCACCAAGGACAACAGAATGAGGAGGAAGATCGATGATTTCGATGACGTCAGCAGCAGCAAGAGCAGAACCCTTAGTTGTAGCTGCTGTAGCGAGATTTAGGTCACGTTGAGAAACATATACTTTACGGAAGTTACCCGCGAAAGTAGGATGCTGTCCATTACCTGGACGTAGTGCTAGATCAATAGTAGCCATAATTTAATCTCCTTTCGTTTCTTATGAATTCGCTGAATACCAGCAACGAACGAGACCTTGAGGCTTCAGAACCTTGCGTCCATACAGATGCATACCACGAACAATCATTTTGTTATTTCCCGATTGTTTATATCGGTACTCTCATAGTTTTATTCCTATGAGTTCAGACTATGTCTTCATCCTTAGATTCACTAAGGAGCCTAGCACTCTTGGAAATTATATTGACTTTATATGACATAGAAGGGATTACATACGGTCGAACTAAATCAAGAAATTTGTTACCTTCTTTAGTATTCGCACAATGTAAATATTTGTTTTTTTGTTTATATATTGAAAAAACTATACCCCAAGTTTCTTGGAAATAGTCTCGGATCATCTCAGCTTCTTCTAAAGAACAGTGTGTAGACAAAACTACTTGTATAGAAGTCACCTTACCTGTTACAGTAGATTCTCGACATCTTAAACATCCATCGTCCATATACCATATAGCTATGGCCTCAGGGGTTAAACGATCAAGAAGTTTTCGATGATAAGTTTTAATTGGTGTATATAACCATTTTCTTAAAACACGAAAATACTTTGAATACTTATGACATGATACTTGTTTATAAATTTTTCCTGTTCTAGAATCTAACCTTTGTCTATAGTATAAATTATTAGGGTGTCTAGTAGGGAAAATCTTATTCAAAAGATTGTATTTGTATTTTACGTATTCTTCTTGGTTTTGAGAATGTTCTATATAAAGAGTTGAGTTTTTTCCAATATACCCATCACCTAAACACATAGCTAAGACGATGGCTTTTTCTTCTTTGTTCATATAAATCCTTTTGTTGCATATAGCATAGGAGTATTTCTATAATTTCTAGTCGTTGCACCTTCTCTTACGAGCTTGGCTCAAAGTTACCATTTCAGGCTTTCT